AATCTTGAGCAAGCTCCATTGTATATTCAGCCTTAAGACCGCGAGTCTTAGCTTCAACAGCAGCTTTCTCGATTGAGAAGCCCATGTCAGCCAATGAAGTTGAAGTACCTTCGCCAGTCATCGCTTCACCATCAGCTGTAGATAGAGGACCGGAGAATGCGGTGTCAGGCTCATTAAGACCGAGTGCCTCATCGCCATCTGAGACATTACTCTTCGTTGTTTGATACTTAGACTTCATTGCGAAGATGAGACCAGTTGGGCCAGACATTGGCTGAACACCGGCTACATCATAAGCGATGAGATTTGGCATCGCTCTGCGAACGAGAGAGATAAGAATTGGATCATAATCGGTAAGAGCCGAAGTAGTATTTGTCTGCGATTCGTTAAGGAAACCAGTTTGTGCCTTCTCCTCACGAAGAGCTGTTTCTGTATTTTCGAGCAACTTAGCTGTTACAGCCTTGCGATACTCGTCTTGGAAAGCAGGAGCGTCCTTATGCTCAAGAACGGGAGCCCACTTTTGGATATCTTTTTCTGCGTTAAACATTTTTAATTTCTTTCTATGTTATTGGTTAGTGATATGTTATTTTCTGAGAGCTTCAACATACTGTCTCATAGAAGCAGGAAGCTTCTTGAGAGGATCAGCAGCACCCTCGATTACAATTTCTGTTTCTTCTTCAGAAGTTTCTTCTTCCAAAGATTCTTCTTGAGTTTGTTCTTCTTTAGACTCAAAGATTGAACTTTTGACTGTTTGTGCTTTCTTAGAGAAAGTTTCCTTATCAACAAATTCGACATCTTCCAAAATAGTATTGAGACGATGTGATTCTGTTTCGGAAAGGTCTTCGGAGAGAGAAGTCAATACTTCGGCTCTTTCGAATTTCTCAATCTGTTCTTGAAGAGCTTCAATCTCGATTTGAGCTTCAGAGAGTTCAGTTGCTGTTTCTTCAGCAGCTGTGTTGAGTTCTTCAACAAGGTCTCTCTTTTCAGCTGGAACTTCGATATAGTTCTCAATGAATAGATCTTTAAGTGATGTGATGAAGCCTTCTGCGATTTCTGTACGAAGTGTATTTTCAACTTGAACGGAATTCTCTTCAACCCAACTTTCAACTACATATGAAAGATAATCATCGATTCTTTCAATGAGGCTTTCACGGAGAGTTTCAACTTCTTCATTCAATTCCGAATTGTATTTTGCTTCAAGGTTCTCTTGAATTTCAAGGGATCTTTCTGCGATTGCTGCTTCAAAAAGAGTTGCAGCTTCGGATTTGAAGTCTTCACTAAGAGTGGCTTCATTAGAGATAAGAAGATCAAGTGCTTCAGCGACTTTAGCTTTTTTACCTGAAGCAGACTTTTTGATACTCTTTACAGTATCATCAACAGCTTCTTCGCCATCTTTATCTGCGTCTTCTTCAACTTCTTCTTCTTCGTCTTCCTCCTCGTCGTCTTCTTCAGACTCCTTTTTGGAAGACTTAGCTTCAGTTACTTCTTCTTCATCTTCTTCAGACTCTTCTTCATCTTCTTCTTCAGACTCTTCTTCGTCTTCTTCTTCCTTCTTTACGGCTTTCTTTTCACCAAGGAGAATCGACTTGATAGAATCATCAAAAGAAGCTTCAGCTTCAGCTTCTTCAGAGACTTCTTCAGGTAAATCCTGTTCAAGCTCTTCATTAGCAGTAAGCTGTTCTTCAGTGACATCTTCAATGATGTCTTCTACTTCTTGTGTTTCTTCTGACATAGCTTTATTTCTATTAATGATTAGAGTTTGGAGAGGAAATCACTAAAGACTCTCTTCTGCGCTTCTGCAAGTTCAGAACTTGATGCCTTTTTAATTTCAGTCTCATATTCTTCAATCTGTTGAGGTTTAAGAATACCATTCTCATAAATCCATTCTACACCTTCCATGATTCCGTTAACGAATGCTTCTGGTGCGGACGGATCTTGAACAATATCTACAGTGGAGAGCATAAAATCACCCTTCACATAAGACTTGCTATTCTTATTTTCAACTGTTCCCATACCACGACTTGAGACACCCAACTTACATCCACCTTCCATAAGTCCTTTCACGATATTACCCATCGGTGTATTCAGAATGAGTGCCTTTCCAACAACATTATTACCTTCCCATTTAAGTTCAGTAATTCTGTGTGAAACTTTATCAAGATTGATTGCGGGACCATCTGGGTGATTCAATTCACCAACAGCTCGACCCGTTTCAACTTGTTCCTTAATGTATTTGTTACATGCTGCCTCTAGGACAGTCTTCGGATAAATTCTATTATTACGGTTTTGTTTTTCCGCCTGCATAAAGACACCTTCAATGAAGGTATTCTTGTTTCCTTTATCATCAGCTTCTGTGATGAAACTAAGGTTTGAATCTAAATGTTCTGTGATTAATTTCATAAATTTTATGCGTCCATTGCACCAGCTGCATATTGATCAGCCCAAATAGCTGCAGCAAGTGTTCCAGACTTATGAGGGTTTTTATCAGATCCACCATCATAACCAAGCTTATATGCTTTCTTATAATTCATATCTTTCTTCACCATCTTATCCCAAGCATCAAACATTTTCATATCTAAGTTACCATACCAACGCATATATTCATCATCCGATACTCCCCGTATCTGTTTTGCTTTTTTAAGCATATTAGCCAAATCCTTTGGAGATTCTGGCTCTTCAAGCTTTGCTTCTGTTAGATCGGTGGATTCTTCAACCACAGCCTGATTAAAGACTTCAGAAGAAATGGCTACTTTCTTTACAGCCATAGCTTGATTCAATTTATCTTGAATAGCACCTTTGAATGATTCAAGTGCTGATGCCTCATCTCCATTAACGAGGTCATTAAAAAGTTTTTCTGTGTTTTTCATAATAGGTATTAATATTTATAATAATTCGTGTTTTTAGATGTCTAAATCATCCTCGGGTTCTTCCTTTTTCTCAGTCTCGATCTCATCTTGAATCTGTCTGATATCTTCATCAGTCTGACGAAGAATTGTTCTACGTACCCAAGCTTTAGAGTAATATTGACCAACAAATTCATTAACAATATTAAGAGCTTCGACTCTTTCTTTAATGATTTCTGCTTCTTTTAATTCAGAGAAGTAATTGTCTTCGACATAATCAATCGCAATACTCTCTTCGATTGCTTCCCATTCAGATTGTTTAATGATACCCTTGAGAATGAGTTGAATTCGAAGCGCATCAATCAACAAGAAAGAGAACCGCTTTCTCAACTTATCGATGAACTTCTGGAATTTAACTTCATCACGAGAGACTTCAGAAGGTCGACCAAAGGCATAACTTGTATCCTGTTCAAGTCTTGCGATTGGAACATTCAATGATCTATAAAGTTTTCTTTGGAAGAATTGAACATCTTCGATCTGACCAAGATTCTCTCCACCAGGAAGTGTTGTGATTTCAGTACCTCTACCACCTTCTCGTCTTGGCATGTAGAAATCTTCAAGCATCGACATATGACGGCGATCATCACGAATCTCGCCTGTAGAAGAATCATATACAAGTTTATTCCGATATTTACTCATCACCGATTGTACATATTCTTCCGCCTTACCCTTTGGAAGATTGCCGACATCGATATAAAAGATTCTTCTTTCTGGTGCACGTGATACACGATACATCACCAATGAATCTTCCATCATTCGAAGTTGATTAACCAACTTCATTGATTTGTGTAAATGTGATATTACTTTCTCTTGATTGATATCAAGCAAGCCAGATGGGCAGGAAATAATAGCCTCTTTGGCAATTTTGATACCTACATTATTTTCAGAAGCGATATCGCCTCCTTCAGAATAAATGTAATATTCCGCTACAGTTTTAGGCATCTTGACACCTGTCTTTGGATCAAGTACCTTTTTGACTTCTTTTACTTTTTTAAGATATAAAGGATTTATCTGTCTAAGTTCTTTTATTCCTTTATTGAAATTCTTTTCGTCTGTTACGACATGAAAATATAAACGACCATCTACATACCATTCTTTGAATAGATCAGGCGCCTTCCGATTAAATTTATACAAAGATAAAACTTTATCAAATTCATCTTGAATCTGTTTCTTGATTGAATCTGGTAATTCAGAATCAATCATATTAAGTGCCGCGGGCGCAGAATCATCACCTGAGGCAATAGCACCATCCACAATATCATTGATAGCCTGATCACACTCGGGTTGTGATGCAGTCTCACGATATTTAATAATTAGTTCGGATTCAGTGTCACTACTTGTTCCGTCAATATCAACATATTGACCAAAATAGCCTCCTGTCGTGACTACAGAAGAAGATCCCTCATCATCACGTTTAGGGACAAATGATTTTAGATCCTTATCGAGTTTCTCTTCTCGTGATCCAATCTTTTTAGTAATTTGATATCCAAACAGCTCCATGTATATTATTTATAACAGAAAATACATGGGCTCCCCATAGAGAGGAGCCCATGATTTCTTTAAGATTTATGTTGTAGTATTGGACTCCCAATATTGATAAGCCAATTCCACATCGAATTCAGCGATGGTGTCATTGGTTTCATAATTGAGATCAACAGCGGCAACATTCACAGGGAATGCACCACGAATTGTGTAACTTTTTGTTACATTTTCGGACTTGTCGAATTGCTCAATAAGCATATCAGCTTGATAATCATTTGGATCTGTCAATCCAAGATTATTCTGGTGCTCATTGATACCATTCATCCATGTTTCGAATGCGTTACGAATAGTCAAGCCAGCATCACTCAATACTGTGACTGTCCAATTTTCAAATGTACGATCTCCAGCGATCTTTAATTGACGACCACGGAATGGTACATCAATCTGAGCGATAGTACTTGCAGGCATCTGAGCACCTTTAATCATAAAAGATGTGAACTCAGAATCTCCGCCAGCATATGCTGGGAAATTGATCGTGCAACGAAAGAGGTTCGGTCTTTGACCGCCTCCGATTAATTTTGCTTTAAAATCATCTACTCCTAGTGACATAATAGTTTTCCTTTCTTATTAAGTATTTATACTATTTACCAACGATTTCGGAGAACTCAACTCCTGTGCGTGTCGCAATGAAGTTAAGAGTGATGAAATTAATCGAACGAGCTGGCTTGATATAGATATCAGCCACGAAACGGTTAGTATCGATAACTTCGCCTGTGTTATTTGTTTCATCACAAATAACTGCGAAATCATAGATACCACGACGACCTTTAACATCCCGTAGGAATGGTTCAGTCATGTTTCTGAACATTGCACGAGTGAATTCATCATTCAACTCAAATAACTGGTATTTAGCTGCTGTAGAGATTGCTTTCTCTAAAACAATGAACAAACGACGAACATTAATACGATCGAAAGCCGATGGCTTACTCAATGCCGTCTTATCCCCAAACAGGATTGTGCCTTGACCTGGGAATTGTACGATTGGATTAACACGTTTCTTATAAAGTTCATCTCTTTGTGTTTGATTTGGGTTATATCCTAATTTAACAATACCACGGAAATGACCACGATTATATCCAGCAGGAGAGAACCAAGGTTCAGCAACACTATCTGTATTAGCACAAAGGCCAGCGATATGACCAGCACATCCAATCCAACGGTATTGGTCATGATACTTGTCATAGATAAGTACCATAGTTGAACCGAGAATACCATACGAGCTAGAATTTATACCATCTGCCCAAGCGGTAGTATTCGAAACTGCATCAGCTGTAGTAGGTTGAAGCTTTGTGTTATCACCTGGAGATACAATAGCTACACAATCTCTTCTATTTTCAGCAAGTGTGATTACTTTTTCTGAATCATCTGAAGTGCTAGTTGCAGGTGCAATCAAAAGATTGACATCAACATCATCTGAGAATGCTGTTTCGTATGCTGCTGATAATTGTGCAGCACTGCCAGCTGTATCATCATCTCCGCCACCAAATGGTAATTCAAGTACTGTAGCAGCATTATTAGTAACATCAGTATGTCCACCTGGTCTTGCATATACATATGCAGACTGTCTATTAATTATATCAACATAGTAATTGGTGGAACCATCATCTTTCTTCGCGCCTGCTGTAGAATCAACAAATGCATATGTTTCAAGAATAGTTCCAGCAGTACCTGTGATTTCACCACCATCATCAATAACAGCAATGTGTCTTTCAGAACCAGTTGGTGCTGAATCGAAAGAACCACCAGATAAAACCGTTTCGTCTCCTTCCATTGCCCCGAAGTTACCAGGTGTGTAGATTTCTACCTTAAGAGAATTACCTAAGGCGCCAGGATATCTGGCAGCAAATGAATCGTCGTCCCCGAACGCGTCGGCACTTAATCCCTCAGAATTTTTAATCGTGATACCAGTTTGACTGTCGGTCGCATTTCTTGCGCCGTCTGGAATATAACGATATACCTTAAGAGAATTACCGTATTGAAGAAAAGCTGCAGCTTGAAACCACTGCTTGTATATATTGTCATTTGGTTTACCAAATACGGCAACCAAGTCTTTTTCCGATCCGATGCTTACAACTTGTTCACCGGGCCCCCATTGGAAATTTCCAACGATTCCAGCGATTGATGTTGATACAGCAGGGATCACATTTGTCAAGTCGACTTCTTTAACCTCGACTCCAGGTGATACTTGAAAACCCATGTTTTTCCTTTCAGTTATTTTAGTTGAATGATAAGTAGCATAATAAGATGTT